CTCCCGGATTGATGGTTCCCTCCATGCTGTCACCGCGAACCGTGATGACTTTTACGCTTTCCTGTGGCCTTCCATTAAATAAAATTCTTGCCTGCTCGGTCGTATATTCAATTGCTCTTATCTTTTCTATAAATTCATTGGAAACCATGGTTCCTGGCCCGGCGCTCGCCTGAACATCCAATACATCAACACGATAATAATCATTTGATCTTGATAGATGATTTACCGTGATACCGTCATCATCAGCATAGCCATGCAGATATGCAGCAGTAGTTCCCAGCACCGAAGCCAGAGATTCCATCTTGTCTTTTCTTGGTATTGACTCCCCGTTGAACCATTTACTAATGGCTTTTGGTGTGACCTTAAGCCTGACAGCTAAATCAGCCTGCCTACCATGCAAAGGTAATCCCGCTTTATCACAGGCCAGCGCAAGCCTCTGCGAGAAAGTTTCACGCTCTTTCTGTTGAACCATAAGTTCAACTATATTAGGTATTGACTGTACTATCAGTTCCGTCATAATATGAACCATAAGTTCACCACAGGAGAGAAGCATGAACGAAGTTACGTTTGGAGAAGTTATCAAATCCGTTCGAGTTTCTGTTGTGGCTGATGTTTGTGGACTTACGCCAAAAGCCATCTATAAGTGGCTTGAGCGTGGTTCTCTGCCGCGTACCGAGTTCACTGGTGAAACCGAATATGCGGATAAGATCGCCAAGGCATCAGGCGGCAAGTACTCAGCAGCACAGATTCGCCGTATCGGTAAACAGCAGTTTGTTATGTAATAAAAATGTACTTTTAGTACCGAACGGCCCGGTATACGGTCGGGTGCCCGGCGTGGTCAAGGATGACTGTCAATGGTGCACGATAAAAACCCAAATTATTTACCTATGGAGATAGTAAGAAATGACACAAACAAGTTACAGCAAGCCAACACAGCGAGAAATTGATCGCGCTGAAACTGATTTACTCATCAACCTGTCAACGCTTACCCAGCGCGGTCTGGCAAAGATGATTGGCTGTCATGAATCGAAGATAAGCAGAACGGACTGGAGATTTATTGCTTCGGTCTTGTGTGCTTTCGGAATGGCATCAGACATCAGTCCGATTAGCAGGGCTTTTAAGTATGCGCTTGATGAAATCACAAAGAAAAAATCCCCGGCCGCCACCGAGGATTTTAAGCAAATTGATATGCAATTCTGAGGGAATTACTGGATCAATCCACAGGAGTCATTATGACAAATACAGCAAAAATACTCAACTTCGGCAGAGGTAACTTTGCCGAAC